GATAATGAGCGATAGGAGAAAGAGAACAAAAGGGGCGGTATCTCAGTCTTAGGAGACTAAAATGGTCGATCCGATCTCAGCAATGGCGATTGCTGGTTCCGCTTTTTCGGCACTAAAAAAAGGCATTTCCATCGGCCGTCAGGTGGAGTCGATGGGCAAAGACCTGTCACGCTGGATGAGTGCTGTATCCGATATAGATAGAGCGCACCATGAAGCTAAGAACCCTCCCATATTTAGAAAAATATTTAATGCTAAAAGTGTAGAAGAAGAGGCAATAGAGTTATTCACTCAAAAGAAACAACTAGAAAATCAAAGAGATGAGTTAAGAAAATTAATATCTTCAATGTGTGGCCCAAATGCTTGGCAAGAACTGTTGAGAATGGAGGCTGAGATTAGAAAGAAACGTAAGGAAACACTGTATGCACAACGTGAAGCTAGAAGACATTTGGTAGAAATTATCAGTATTTTTCTTCTTGTTCTCACAGTGGCTGGCTTTTTTATGTTTATCTTTTATCTTTGGTATAACAGGGGTAGTCTATAAATAATTCTTATGATAAGCTTAAAATAAGTATAGGAGAAAGATATGGCTAAATTAAAACCAATACCACCAGACAACAAGGGTCTTCCTAATCTCCCCGAGAAGGTAAGAAACAATATGGGCTACATGAGAAAAGGCGGCACTGTTAAAAAGAATACTGGTGGGGTTTACATGAGCCCTAGAAAACAAATGGCTGGAGCGTAAAGGAGACTTGATATGCCAATGCATGGTAAAAAGAAAAAAGGCATGGCTAATGGCGGTGCTATGAAGAAGAAAAAAGGCATGGCACGAGGTGGTGCTATGAAGAAAGCACGAGGTGGGGCAGCAAGAAGACGCTAGTCCTTTAAATGCCTTATCTACAAAGCAACATCCCGTATTTTAAATGCTGGGTGAGAAGAGAGTATACGCACAACCATTCTAATTATCATGGTGAGTTTATACATGCTATGGCAATTGCTGTTACAACTATTCCTGATAGATGTTTGAGTTTTCAACTAGTGTTTACAGGATACGAAGCGGATGATGGTGAAACCGAGAATATACACGGGGGTGCCATGTGGGCAAGAATGCCAATTACAGCACTTGTTGCAGACGTTCCTTTGGAAGAATGGCCTGAACAAATGCCAACACATTTAGCACAACCCTGGGATTGTAGCTCTCATTTTCACTCTGTTTATTGTTTAGATCGGGTTAGTTCCAGTCCCTGGTTGTGTAAAATAGATGGTGAATTCTACACCGGAAAATATATTTTTACGGTTGACTATACCGAAAATGAAATAGCGGATGACCCCGCGCAACACAAACAAAGTCACTTACTACAATTAACAGACGCTGGTAAATGGACAGGAAATATTGTAGCCTTACCTAATAACAGGGTTAGAGCAACAAGTCCTGCTCTTTGGGAGACTGGTGAAGGTGCTCCTGATTTTAGACCAAGTCAATGGACACACAGTGCTGAAAGTGATAGTAGTTATATGGACCCAGATATTACGTTTAACAATTTATATTCGGAAGAGTAATCATGGCTACATCAGGATCTAGAGACTTTGACTTAGACGTTGCAGACATCATTGAAGAAGCTTACGAGCGTTGTGGTTTGGAGGTAAGAACCGGATACGATGCTAAAACTGCTAGAAGGTCTTTGAATCTTATGTTTGCTGAATGGGCAAACAGAGGAATTAATCTTTGGACTGTTAAACAGGGGACACAATCTCTAACCGCTGGGACTGCCACATATACTTTTGATGCTACCTTTACAGATTTATTAGAGGTAGTTCTTAGAAGAGATGGTACTGACTTTGATTTAAACAGAATATCTAGAGGTGAATATTTAAGTATACCAAATAAAGCAACACAAGGCAGACCCAGCCAGTATTATTATAATAGGCAAACAATACCTCAAATAAATTTGTGGGCTACACCTGACAGTTCTTCTGATACTCTTGTTTATTATTATATTCAAAGAATTGAAGATGCGGATGCATTAGTTAATACAACTGATGCACCTTTTAGATTCTTGCCTTGTATCATATCAGGTCTTTCTTATTACCTAGCAATAAAAAGAGCCCCTGATAGAATACAACTTTTAAAATCCATTTATGAAGAAGAGTTCCAAAGGGCGGCTGATGAGGATGAAGACAGAGTTCCTTTAAAGCTACAACCAAGTTTTGAGTATCTTAGGGTGACATGATGGGAAGATACGCATCTGGTAGATACGCATACGGATATTCAGACAGGTCTGGATTTAGATATCGGTTATCAGAAATGCGCACCGAATGGAATGGATCAAAAGTTGGTCCGGATGAATATGAGTCCAAGCATCCTCAATTAGAACCAAGCACGAATGTAATAGATCCACAAGCTTTAAGGAATCCAAGACCTAATTTAGATACCGAAACCACCGCTTTTACAGTTTATACCAATGTGGGCGGTGGTATTATTGGTGGGTTAATTACCAAGACTACGGCTTTATCTGCGAGTGTTGGCACAGTAGCAATAACATCAACTGTTGCGTCCTCTTCTTCAACCACTATATCAGGCAATGTTGGCACAAGTGCCGTAGGTTCTGTTGAGGTGTATCAACTATTTGCTGTTACAGTCGTGTCTGGTAATCCTTCTAACCATCCATACTATAATGTTGGCTCTTCGAATAAATATGCTATAGATGGTTCAACTGCAACATCAGATGTCTTGCTTACTTTAACAGAGGGTTCTACTTTTAGATTTGATCAAAGTGATAGCTCTAACTCAGGTCATCCATTAAGATTCTCTGAAACTGCAAATGGCACACACGGTGGAGGAACTGAATATACGACAGGAGTTACCACGGTTGGCACTCCAGGAAGTGCAGGAGCCTATACACAAATAACGGTTGCTGTTGGTGCGCCAACACTATATTACTATTGTACAAACCATAGTGCGATGGGATGGCAAGGTAATACACCATGAGTTACACTAATACAACGCTTACGCAAGCAATTAAAGATTACACCGAGAACGACGAGACTACGTTCACAACAAACATACCTAATTTTATTAAAAATGCTGAAGAGCGTATTTTAAAACTTGTTGAGTTAGATTACTTTAGAAAGAATGTGACGGGCAGTCTTACAAACGGAAATAAGTTTCTTGCCGTCCCTTCAGATTATCTCGGAGCCATTGCGCTTTCTATTATAAACTCTAGTAACCATGAGTTTTTGCTATTCAAGGATGTAAATTTTATTCAAGAATACAACCCAAATCCAGCAACTACAGGTGTACCTCGATACTATGCTCTTTTTGATGTTGATAATTTTATCGTTAGCCCTACTCCTAATAGCGGTTATTCTGTTGAGTTACATTATTATTATAGACCCACATCAATAACTGCCACAGGAGATGGCACTTCTTGGTTAGGCACAAATGCTCCTGATGCGTTGTTATTTGGTAGTTTATATGAAGCCTATATGTTTATGAAGGGCGAAGCAGATATTTTAAAACTGTATTCAGATAGGTTCACAGAGGCTATAAGTCGATTAAAAACATATGGTGAGGGTTTTGAGAACACAGATGCTTATCGTACAGGGTTAAGAAGAGTGCCAAAAACATAAGGAATAAAAATGTTTGATTTATTTACAGGAAGTGTTGGAAATGTAAATGTTCTTACCTCTGATAATGGTGGGCATTCTAATGAGCAATTAACCGAATTAGCCTTAGATAAGTTAATAAGTGTATCTGATAAAGCGCATCCTGCGATACAAGCTCAAGCGAGAGCTTTCAAGGATAGTGCAGCAAAAATAATGTATCACTACATTACGTTGGCAAGACGAGAAGAACGTGCTACTATCGTTCAGGTCTTGACTTCTAATGGTCACAAAGATTTGGCTGAAATAATAAGGAGATTATAATGGCAATAACTCAGGCAATGTGTACATCTTTTAAAAAAGAATTGTTGGAAGGTGTTCATAATTTTAAAAACTCAGGTGGAAGTACATTCAATATTGCTTTGTATACTTCCTCTGCTACTTTAGGTGCAAGCACCACAGCATACAGCACTACTAATGAAGTAAGTGGCACTGGCTACACCGCAAAAGGAACTGCTTTAACTCGTGTAGACCCTTCAACTTCTGGTACAACAGCACTTACTGATTTTGCAGATGCTTCTTTTAGTAATGCTACAATCACTGCTAATGGAGCTTTGATATTTAATGATAGCGCATCAAACGATGCTGCGGTTGCTGTTTTAGCGTTTGGTGGAGATAAAACATCTACTGCTGGTACATTTACTATACAGTTCCCAACAGCCGATGCGAGTAACGCAATCATTCGTATTGCATAGGTGACATTATGGCACTCGTACTTGCCGATAGGGTCAAAGAAACCTCCACCACCACGGGTACTGGCACTTATACTCTTGCTGGTGCTGTTACTGGGTTTGAGTCTTTTGGTTCAATTGGTAATGGCAATACCACTTATTATTGTTGTGTTCTTGATTCTGATTTTGAAGTTGGTATAGGCACATATACTGCTTCTGGCACAACACTTGCTCGAACTACCATATTACAATCTAGTAACTCTGATAACGCTGTTAATTGGGGTGCTGGTACGAAAACAATATTCTGCACTCAGCCAGCAGAGAAGGCAGTGTTTAGAGATGCGAGTGGGCATATAATCGCATTAGATGGACGCAATCTAACTAACGTAGATGCCGCCACTCTCGATAGTATAGACAGTGGTTCTTTTCTAAGAAGTGATGCCGCAGATACAAAGACTAGCGGTGATTTAACTTTTAGCACTGGTGTTTCAGCGATTTTCGGTGGTTCTGGGAATCAGACTATAATATCTCGTGATGTCAACGGTGGTACTATTAGAGACTTCGGTAGTGGTACAGATTTAAAGATTAAAGCATCTGACACAGGTTCGGTTCAAATTTTAAAGTCTTTTGGTTCAGAAAACATTGCAATCTTTAACAGTGATGGCTCAGTTGAACTCTATTACGATAACAGTAAAAAATTTGAAACTACATCAAGTGGTGCAACAATAACAGGTCAGTTAGTAGCAACAAGCCTAGACATATCTGGAGATGTCGATGTAGATGGCACGTTAGAAGCTGATGCTATGACTCTCAATGGCACAGCCATAACCTCTACTGCAACTTTATCTACAGGCATATCAAATAATAACGTACCTAAATTTACAAGTGGTGTAGCAGACAATGACTTTTTGCGTGTGGATGGTACATCTATTGAAGGACGCTCTGCCTCTCAGGTTCTGTCAGACATAGGGGGTCAAGCCTCACTTACTTTTGGTATTAGCAATACTAATGCAGTCAAAATAGACAGCACCTCAGTAGCTGACGATGAATACGCTAGATTTACTGCTAGTGGACTAGAAAGTAGAAGCAACGCAGAGGTCTTATCTGATATAGGTGGTATTTCTGCAAGCTCTACAGATACACTTACCAATAAGACTCTGACCACTCCTGTCATAAATGGCTTCAGTGGTACAGGAGATGGTTCGCTTACAGGCGACCTCACTCTTACCTCAACCGATGGCGGTGCAACAGAAAATCCAACGCTAGACCTTTATAGAAACAGCTCTAGCCCAGCCGATAGCGATGTAATAGGTCACATTAATTTTAGTGGTGAAAACAGTGCTGA